GACTGCGGCGGCTTCCTGTGGCTCGGCATAATCATCTCTTCTTCGAGGTTTTTACTTCCCCAAGCCGTGCAAAGAGCCGTAGTAAGACGAGCGATTTGACGCCACTCGTCCCCCCACGGCTCGATGGTCCAAAACGCTTCCCACTCGGCCAGTTCTTCGGCGTCACACTCCTCTAGGAGTTGCTTGTGTGTCTTCCCGAGGGCCAACGCCAGACGAAACTCGAATCGCCGCCTCGGACGGCTCAGGAGTTTCCCGCCATCTCCTCCACATCATCCTTCGTGAACCGATTGTGCTTCATGCAGATCGTGAAGAGCTTGTCGAGAACGGCCGCCGACTTTTCGCCGAGGGCGGGAATCTCGGCCTCGGTGAATAACCGATTCCCTTCCTCGTCGCAGAGGCACTTGGCGACGAGCTTGGCTCGCACCATGTCGACCGACTTGTTGCCACCGACGAACTCGGCCTCGAAGCGATCCCGCTCCGTCCCGGTCATCACTCGAATCTTGACCGTACCCGGAGTGCCGTCATCGCCCTTCCACTCGTCGACGACCACGTCGACCATTTTCTTGTCCTTAGCCGCCAGAATCGCCGCCTTGTTCAGATAAGCCATTGCCTGCCTCGTAGATAGAAAAAGAGTTACCTTGCCCGTACTTTCATACTACCTGTCAGAGAGCTTGAACGTACAGTTCCCGGTGACGAACTGACCGACCTGCGCGTTGAGCGAAATCGATGTCAGGAACGCCGTCGCCGTGATGTTGAACGACGGGGCAGTCTGTATCAAGGCACTGCCGCCCGACGACGGCTGATGCTTGAACGTGACGAGCTTGCTCAGGCCGATCTTTGAGGTCAGCCCCAACGCGGACATGTTCGCGATAAAGTCGACGTTGAGTTCGCCGGGTTCGATGACGGCGTAGTCAACGCTCTTGGCCACGAGGAAATGGCACGTATTGCCCTGATCGGCGGTGATCCTAGCGTCAAACCCAGTGATGTCGTACTCGGCCGCAGCCGCTTGCTGGAACTGGACTGACGTTGCCGTCATCGTCACGTCGCCCCAACTACACGACACTCCCTGAGAGGATACGGGCTCTCCTCCGGGCAATACCGGCATGCTGCCCCCCTAGCAGTTAGTACTGCGTCAGGCGGAAACTGGCCGAGCCTTTGATCAACTCTCCCACCGACGCCGTGATGTCGCACGACGTGCAGAGAGCAGCCGTGGGCATGTTCGACGTGAAACCGGCGTTTGAACCGCTCCCGTCGATCGTCCACGTGATCGCGCCCGTGGCGGTCATCATCGGGACACACATGCCGATGAAGTCGATCTTCAGTTCGTCGCCGTCGCGGATCGGAGCGGGGCGATACGAACGGAAATCGCCGGTCTTCGTCGCGAGCGACGAGGCGTCAATCTCCGAGACCTTCTTGGACACGGCGATTGAGGTGCAGGTGAAGTTCTGAGACGACGCCGTGTAGCCCGCGATCGTCTGCACCGGATACGAAAAAATGATGCCCTGACCGCCTTCAAAAGCCATGTCGTCCCTCCTTAGACCGTTTCTTGAAATCGAACCTCGTAAACCTGATCAACCCTGTACAGTGGTTTCGACTGGCCCTCGGGCGGACGTTCCATGTTGTCCTGCTCGGAGACCAACGTCGATAAATGTATTTTTGCCCCATCCGACTCGCCCGTAAAGTTGTCGACCGACCTGCGAATGGAATCCGCGATGTCCTTTGCCTGCGTGTACGTCTCGCTGACGATCGAGACCGAGAACGTGGCGACCGGAACACCGAAATTGCCGGTCATTCCTCGCTCTCGCTTGGTCCCCGTCCTCCGGTAGACGACGAGGGGGAACGGAGAGTTCATGGCAGCCAGAACCGGATAAATCCCGGCGGACGTTGCCGATCCGATTCTGGTGCGGAGCCACTTCTCAGGTGCGGCCAACGAAGGACTCCTCAAATCGAATGACACTGCCGCCAGCAGCCTTTGCCGCCGTCGACATGAGGACGTCCTCAAGGCCCTCGACCTTGACCCATCTGGACCTCCTCAGGACCGTCCTCCCGCGAACTCTCACGGTGGTCACCGAGTCCAGAGACTCGTCCCCGGCAGTCTCCACGCCCTGATCGTATCCGACCTCTGTCGGCGTGTACTCGACGGAGTCCTTCAGCTTCTTGCTGTACCCCGGAGGAGTGTTCTCGCGAAGCTCGTCGGCGAACTCCTTCGCGAGCGACTCAAGAACGCGAGCCTTGTCCAGAACAGAGTCCAGATCGGACAGTGACGCTATCACCTCATCCGCGCCGAGTACGGTGGCAAGGAGCATCATGCGAACCGCTCCTTGCAAACAAGCTGATGCTCCTCGCGATTGTTCTTCTCGCTGACGGCGAGGATGTCCAGCGTCCTCGATGGGACGCGACTCGTCCACAGGAGTCGCATCGAGTTCCTGAGGCCCGGAACGTACCGAAATCGCACCTGATGGGTGCCGACGGTCTGAGGCTCCTGAGCGGAGATCATCTCTTGGATGTTGATTCCATCAATGGCGGCGCGACGAGTGGCGTAGTCGACCCAAGAAATGGTCGACTCGCCGTAGGAGTTCGTCTGCTCGACGGCAGCCTGAATCGTCACCGACTCACGCATGTCACCCGCGCGGAGAGTCACCGATACTGCCCCCAGTTGATAGTGCCGAGCAGTGCGTCCACAGACATTGGGACGGGGTTCATGCCGCCCTGAACGACAGCCTCACGATTCGCGTACCAGCTTCCGATCAGCAGAAGCATCGCGTTCTTTGCCGGGGGTGGGATTCTGGTCCCATCATCTCCGTACCCGGCCGACCAAGTCACGACCACGTCGTTCTCAGCACCCCTGCACGTAGGCCAGCAACCGTTCCACGGGGGACGGATGGCGGCTGGCGTGGCCGCTGAATCGAGCCGAAACCCCGTGTACTGGACTGGAGTGTAGACGCCGTCGGACGGCACGTACGTGATCGTGACCTCTCCGCCAACGAGAAACGGGGGCCTCGGAAGCTCGATGTCCCACGGGGGGAACACGTCCAAGCTCATCTGATAACGGCACTTAACGAGAGTCCTGTCGCTGACAGTCTCCACGTAGTGCCTCGCGGACGAGATCAGGCCCTGAATGTACAGGTCGTCGTCCGTGAACTGCGAGTCCACTCGAAGGTGAGACTTGGCCTCGGAGATGCTAACCGGCTCGACAACAGGCTCTTCGACACGAACAAGCGACCTGTACTTGACGTTGCTTCGCTGAACGACCTCGAAGTACCTGTAGTCTCTCACCGTCCGTGCCTTCGCCTTTCGTTCACGACGGCTGCCTCAACGCCGCCACGTCCCTCTTCGGCCCGCTCCACCTCGACGGACCTCTTCTCCCCCAGCCGCTCCGCGAATCCGTTCTTGATGTACTCTTCGGCCACCGGGTCAAAAAGCTCAGCCACTTCTCCCTGCTGATACCATCCCCAATTCCTCAACATGCGAACCTTCATGTCATTGACTCCCTGCGGACTTTGCCGCGTGTGCCTCAGACCCCCAAGCCTCGGACGGCCTCTTGCCGCCGCCCCCCCAATAGTCCGCCGGATACTGATGCATGCCGTTGAGCTTCTGATCGGGCCACGTAATGACAAGCTCGGCGTGGCCGATCGCGACCTGAGGGCAGATCGCGAGCGTGTTCCCGGCTTCGCGAAAGCGATGCCAGAATGCGATATCAGCATCGACGCGATCCGGACCCCAGTCGCCGTCCTTCCCCGGAAGACCGACAAACCACGGCTTCGGCATCCGACGCAACGCAGCGGTCCTGATCAGGGTCAGGCCGAAGTGAGCCGTCTCGACGGGCTGGGCCTGAGCCTCCCACCACTCAACAGGGAGCGAGATTTTCGCAGTGCCGTCCGCCGACGCTTCCGGAGAACCGACAGGCTTGAACATCAGGGTCTTGTCGTCCCTCTTCGTCTGCAAGGGAGCGATAGCGTCCACCCCGGAAATCAGCATCGCCGCCATCAGCCTCGTCAGGCAGTCAGGCTCAAAGACGCTATCGTAGTCGATGGTGCAGACGAACTGATTGCCCGTCTCTTCCTTCGACAGGTCCGTCAGGATTCGGGACATTACCTGATCCCAGAACGCACCAGTCCCCTTGGTGATGTTGATGCCGTGGGGAGAGAAAGCCGAATAGGCGCAGAAGTAATTGTCTGTAAAAGAAAGTCGCGGCATGGACATGCATGCCGCGACCTTCACATCATGCTCGACATTGCCGACGAGAACACGCATCGCAACCGCTCCAAGAGGGTTTCAAACACGGCTGGGGCATCCCTGCCCAGCCAATCCCTCCGTGGAAACAGCCGTCAGCCGCTGACGAAGCTGTTGACGCCAGCCGCAGACGCCGTGATCGGCATGTCCTCGCCCTTGCTCAGTCGAGCGACCGAGGCGACGGCAACCGAGTTGCCGGGGGTGGTGACAACCGTCAGGTATCGCTTCTTGCCCCGCAGGTCGACGTTGAACCGGGCAACCGCACCGACGCTTGCGCCAGTCGTGCTGCCCGCGCCAGCCGTGACCGTGAAGCCCGTGACGTCGACCTGAGCCGAGCCAGCGGAATCGCTCTGCTGGAGCTTCAGCACCGATGCGTAGGCCGTGGTGGCAGCCGAGAACGGGCTGTAGACCACGTCGATCGACGCATAGTCGTAGCCGTAGGTGTCGATCTCGTGCGAGTGGGTCGCCGAGGTCGCCACGCTGGCGGAAATCTTGGCAGCAGTCTTCGTGCCTTCGAGGTGGTTCATCTCTTCTATTGCTCCTTACTGGGGCTGGGGACGGGGTTTGAGGGTTGGGGCCACGAGCGGACCGGCGACAGTGTTCGAGCCGCAGTCGTGCGTCACCGCATCGAAGCGGGTCGAAGCCACCAGCAGGGTCTGGTCAAGCTCCGCGTACCGATCCACGCTCGTCCGAAGCTGGAGGCTCCGGCGGGTCGCGTACATGCTGGACAGCTTCATGTCGCCGAGCAGGAACTTCACGGCACCGGGGTCCGACCCGAGGGTGCTGTTCATCGTGTGAACGAAGTTGACCTTGTAGCCGAGCAGGCGAAGCTCAGGAGCGCTGGTGAGCGTATCCTGAGTATTGCCACCGGCCAGAGTACCGACGTTGCTCGACAGGCCGAGACGCTGCACGGTCGCCGAGTAGACGGCCGGACTCACGTACCATTGAGCATTGGCACGACTGTAAAGCGGCAGTCGACCGGCGGTCGCCACGAGGTCGGCGATCGTCAGAGTCTCGGCACTCACGGCACCCGTACCGGCGGTCACGACGCTGGCGTTGTGGGTGCCGTCGACGATCTTCGTGCAGGCACCGATGATACCACCGTCCGCCCCGCTCCCGTTCCCCACGAACCCGACGCGATCCGTAAGCTGCGCGATGGCGCGGGCCACCTCGCTGGTCAAATAATCTGCAAGATTCAGGACGGAGTCTTCCAGAATCTCCGACGACATGCGGTTCGAGACAGCCACCTTCTTCGCCACAAGCTGGACGCGGTCCCAACTGGCGTCGGAATCCGTCACGGCCGTGTTTTCCCCGACAAAGTACGCGGACAGACCGCCAACCCTGCGAGGAATGATAAGGGTGTCAGACTGCATGTTCACGTTGCGAGCGGCCGAGGCGAACGCGCCGTACTGCTCAACCAGCACGATGATCTCATTCAGCACTTCGTCATTTACGAAAATTCCGCCGAGCGAGTTGACCGTTTCGCCCTGAGCGCGGGACTCGGTCACGACGCCGTGGTCGGCACACCAGCGAGCCGCGTTCTTGTCGCCGAGCAGGGTCGCACGATAGAACTGACCAGCGCGATAGGCCCGCTCCTCTGCGTTCGGACCCTTGAAGGCACGAAGACGACCGGCACCGGGGAGATTGTGATAGATGGACACAGACCGGCCCTCCTTGGCTGGGTTGAGAATTGCGGACTCGGAAGCAGGGGTGGACTTGTCGAGGACCGCACGGAGTTCCAACTCCTTCGCGGCGACACCCTCGTAGAACTTGATTCGCTCGCGGAGCTTCTCGGCCCGCTCGCAGAGGCAACGCAGCTTCTTTTCCTTCTGCGTCTCGATCTCCTCGTCGGCGCTCTCTTCGGCGGAGGCGTCGGCAGCCTCGTCCTCGGGCGAGTCCTCGTAGCCGTGCTTCTTGCCTTCGGCCGAGTTCGACTCCATCTCGTCGCCTTCGGGAGCTTCGTCAACCTCGCCAAGCGCGCCCATCTCCGCAAGCACGGAGGCCAGTTCGTCGAGAAGGGCCTTGACCTTGTTGTTCGCTTCCATTTCGATTGCTTCCCTGCTTGAGACGGTGTGTTACGCGGACGCCTTGGGGCGACACGTTCAACCTAAAAGCGGGGAGGCGGATTCAGGAAGCAATCACCGTTGTATGGCAGAACTTCCCGCCGAAGGGTCGCTTCGTCGCCACACGGCCGTCGCGGCGACGATCGACTTGTCGCTTCGCCCGCATGCAGGGCATTGGAGATAGCGGACTTGATAGTCGCCGCACTGCTTGCTCGTCCGGGTACGCATTCGTCCCTGACACTTCGCACACGGACACTTATCGCCACTGGAGAGAGCCATGTCACCTTTTCTTCTTCAACGAGTAAGTAGCCTCGCCGACAACCGTGTCGGCCACCGGGGCGAAGACAGCAGTCGCTATCAGCTTCCCGGCAGCATCCGCAGCCACCTTGAAACCATTCCTAACGAGCCTGCCGATGTATGCCTTCGAGGACGATTTCACCTCGATGGAAACATTCTTCGGGACAGACTCCTTCGCCACCTGCCTCACTCTCGCGATCTGCTTGTCGCTGAGGGTCCCGGTAGCGGACCTCGGGTAGATGACGACGTCCTCCTTGCCGATCTGGACGTGGAAAATCTTTTTCCCGGCCTCGTTCCGGACGGTGAGTTGCAACTTCCCGCGACTGACGTCGGCCGACGACGACGGAGTGCCGCCGAGCTTCTTCACGAGAGATGAGATTTTCTTCTCTGTCGACCCAACCTCGGCGATCTTTTCCATCACCCTCGTGGGCCGCATCTTGTTGTCGTACAGGCCCTTCACGGCTCCCGCCACAGCCCCGACGGCAGCGCCCTTCGCGACATAGGGGGGGTAGGGGGCCAGCCCGCCAGCCGCTGCGGCGGCTCCAGACACCGCACCCTTGGCGGCACCCTTGGCGGCATCGGCGAGCTTGCCGCTGGCGCATGTGTTTCCCGGCTGGAAGCCTCCCGGACCGTTTCCGCAGTTCCGGGAGGCGGCGAACGCCAGCAGGCTCGCCAGAGTGGCGTCAGACTTCCACTCGATCGGCTTCTCGTTCGGGGCCAGATACGGCGAGAACTGGTATTTGTCTTTCATCGCCTTCTGCTTCTCCGCGTTTTCAGACTTCCACTTCCCGAACTCTTCCGGATCACCGTAGACCGAGACGGTCACCGAGGCGTTCTTCTTGCCGCTCGTCGGCTTGGAAGGGAAGACGCCCTTTGCAATCTGCTTGATGTTCTCGACCACTTCGTCGCCGACCTTTTTCGCGACTGCGTAGACGCGGACGCGGTAGTAGCCGATATCCGCGTGGTAGAGCGTCTCACCCTTGCTGCTCTTCACTGTGACGTTTAAGTTCGGCGGATTCGACTTCACGGTCGTCGCCTTCGGGTCTCCTCCGAGCCCGCGAACAAGGTCCCCTAGCTTCTCCTCGCTGGTCCCCATCTGGTACAGCTTCCTCGCGACGTTGGTCTGCGTTCCGTCGCTGTGCCGAAGCCTGCCTCCGGACGGACGCGGGTCTCCGTCTGCGTTCGCGCACTTGTTGCCCCCGCCGAACTTGCCGTCATCGTCCCGGCCGCAGTCCGCCGACCTCGGCTCTTCGTCTTTGGGATGCTCCGGCGACTCGCCAGACAAGTCAAAAACGACGGTCATGTCACGTTTTGACTTGTGAACGACTCTCGCCACTATCCCCTTCGAGTCGAGGACAACCGGCCTGACCTTCTTTACCTCTGAGAGCGGGTAACCGTACTTTCCCTCGTGGCCGATGTAGTGCGACGACCCCTCGCCGACTCGATGCTTCTCAAAGTCCTTGTCGAACTCTTTTTTGGATTTGTAGAACTTCGGCTCGCCAACTTTCATCGTGCCGACGAGAGTGGCCTTTCCCTTGCCGGTCCTTACTATGCCGACGGTTTTGCCGACATACGGCCTCAGGGAGTCGGTGACGCGAGTCTCCGTGGTCTTTGCACCAGATAGAATCTGGCCCGTGAAGTCTTGTTCTGAATCATTGATGTTGATGCCGATTCGGCACGTATTACCAACGCCGAACTTACCGTCAGAGTCCCGGCCGCAGTCGGCTCCGCGAGACTGCGCGAACGCGAGAAGGCCTGCGTATCGGGCGTCGAGCGAACGGCGGATGGGACTGGCCGCGCTATTTTTCTTTGCGATCACGTCCAGTATGTGCTGAGGCTTCTCCCAGCTTGGGCTTCCAAGCGAGTCCTTTCCGCCAACGAGCCGCTGTAGCTGTGTCGACATTACAGCCCCTTGTAGTCCTCGTCCTCGTCGACGTGCAGCACGGTGCCAGTCTTCGTTCTCACGACTCCAAGAATTCTCATGCGAGACGGAGGGCGAATGACCTCCATTTCTTCGTGGGCGTTTGACGAGAAAACATGTCCGACGCGAGGCTTTCTCGTGACGAGCAGGAGTCTGTTAGCACCGAAACTTCTCGCCACGCCACGCGAGGTCGTCCAGCTATTCACTCCACCGTGTACCACGTACCCGTCAGAGATCATCTGGTCAATGTCGTGTGGATCGACTTCAAGGCCGCGATACAACTGAAGGCAGCACTCGATCGTGTCTGCGGCAACAGCGGCTTCAAGGTCTCTTCTCATCGCCGCAACAGCCTCAGTTCTCGCCTTCTCTCTCATCTCCCGGACCTCGGACTGGATGTCGTAGTCCTTCTGCTGGAGCCACTCCTTTTTCCCGGCCTCCAGAAGGATATCCCTGTCGTCTTCGTCGGCGACCGTCGCTCCTTCGCCGTACAATGCCTTTATCGAAACAGCTTCCTTCTCATCGTCGCTAAGAGCATTCCACTCGGCCTCGGCCTGCCTCTGCTTCCGTGACATAAGTTCGGAAGCCAAGTGGTCGTCGAGAGCGCCGTAGTCCATGCCGTGGAAGTCAATGCTGCTTTCGGCGCTCGTGCCGAGTGAGCCTTCGTGACCAGTGAAGTATCCGGCACCCGGCCCTACGTATGCGTCAAGAGGACTCCAGTCGTCTTTGATTTCGCTGTCTGGCTGCAACTGCTTCGCCAACTGGAACGTCACTTCGAGTCCACAGTCGCGGCCTTGGCACTCGATCTCGTCGAGATAGTCAGGAGTTCCAACGTCCTTCCTGTCGACTACCGTTACCTCGCGGTCTCCGCTCTTCATCTTTGCCTGAGGGGCCTCGGCGTCTCTCCCCGCGAGAAGGTGCAGAGAAGGGCCTGATTCCCCCTGACCTGCGTCCTCTTGGCACTTGTTTCCGGACCCGAACTTGCCGTCAGAGTCCCTGCCGCAGTCGGCTCCGCGAGACTGCGCGAACGCCATCAGCGATGCGTAGCGGGCCTGCGAGAAGTCGACGGGGCTCGCCATCTGCGCGCCCGTCATCGCGGCCGACGAGTCGGCAAATTCGTTCACCCACCAATCCGGCGGCGGCTGAGCGACAAGAGCCGAGAGCCCGCTTCTAAGCTGACCGAGGGTAACGCCGGGTGTCTTCGGAATGATTTGAGTCATCGCCTTGCCCTCCGGGGGACTGGAGCGAGCATGGCTCGGCAAAAGCGATCGAGGTCTTCGTCGTTTTGCTTCTGGCCGAGCCGAACCGCCGCTGTATACTCGGCGACCAACTCAAACGGGTCGGTGGTCGCATAAAAAGAAACGCCGCGAGCTTTGCCAATAAAGCGAGCCTTCCACTCAGGGTCGGCCAAGGTTTCTGAAGTAAGGCTCGAATAGGCTGCCTGCTGGGCGTCCCTGAGATAGCTCTCTTGCGCTTTCTCGCTTCCGCCCCTTGGCGATCTAAGGCCGGTCTTCCGCTCGATCTCTTTGTAGTGGCCCTTGTGGGCTAACTCGTGAACGATTATGTGTATGTCGCTTGGCGTTGAGAGGAAGCCGCTCTCGAACTGCCTCGCGACGTCTTTTGGATCAGAGTCAACAGTCCCTGCTAAGACGTAGACGGTGTCAGTCGCAGGGAAGTAGGTTCCGGCAACGTCGATAAACTCAGTCCATTTTTCTCCGGTCTCCACGGAAATTGTTTTCGCCGTGTCTATCCGAACGGTGACGCCCCGTAGCATCGACGGGTCCAGCGAACGAACGGCAGCAATCTGCGCAATAGCCGCCGCGATCCCGCTCCGCTCGAAGTGCCAAGAAGACGCCATCATCTCGTCGAGTGAATCCTCGTTCTCGATTGCGATGCCGAGAGCGCGGCACATTTCCGACGGCAAGACCGGCCCCGGCTTGTAGCCGCTGAGCCAACTAGACTCACCGATGATCGCCTTCTCAATCGAGGCCTGAATCTCCGTGCGAGAGGCACCGCCCTTTGCCAGCGTTGCGACGGATGCGGCCTCTTTAGGAATCGACTTCGCAGTAGACAGACCGGAAGAGCCGCACGAATTATCCACGCCTCCGCCGATGCCGGTGGGGCAAAAGGCACGAGACTGAAGGAACGCCTCAAGGCTCGCTATCTTCGCGTCCGTCGAAAGGCTGCTCATCAGCGACGGTCCTTGAGAAACCTCAGAGTGTCTTCGATGACTTGGCGAGGGTCGACAGACCGTTTCTTTGGCTTCCCCTTGATCTCTTCCGAGACCTTCTTGTAGGCATCGGCGTAGTTTCCGCCCTTGAACGGATACTTCGCGGTCTTGCTGCCGTCAGGATGCTGCCCCTGAACGTAGCCCTCGTCGCTGCCGACCTGCTTGGCAGTCCACGGGAAATGCTCGCCCTTGCTCCATGTCTGGACGCCGCCACCGTCGTCGGACTTGCCGCCGTCCTTGCCGCCCTTGCTCAACTGCTCCTCGCGAGCCCTGTCGAGAAACTCCTGAGCGGACTTCTCCTTCTCCTTGTCCTTGTGGTCCTTGCCCTTCTTCCACTCCATGTACTTCCCTGAGCTTGAAGGCGTTGAGCCGCAGTCATTGCCCGACGAAAACTTCCCGTCGTCGTCCCGGCCGCAGTCTCTCCTCTCGGTGAAGTACACGACAAGCTCGTCGAACCGCTTGGCGACCTTTGGCTTCGAGAGGGTCTTCACGTAGACGCGGGAGCCGCTGGCGTCTCCTGTCGAGTTCTTGTCCTCCCTGAAGCCTGCCTTAGCGAGAGCCTTCCCCATGACGTCGCCAGCGTCGTTGTCAGGCACCTCGGTCGAGACTCGATTGGTGCCGAGAGCCTTCCCGACCTTGGAAACGAGCTTGGGGGCATCCGTACCGGCGACAGCCCAGTCAACGTGAACGTGAGCGTTCGTGGCATTCCCTACCTTCGAGACGGAGGCAAGGTTCTTCCCGGAGTCGTCATGCATGTGAACCTTTCCGTCGTTGTTCGTCCACGCATTGACCTTCCCGCTCGCCTTGCCTCGCGAGTTGCCGTCCAGAATCTTCTGGGCAGCCTTGAGTTGCGAGTCGCTGACGCGGACCCCCTTCTTGGCAGACTCAAACCTCGCCTTGCCCGCGCTGGAAATCTTATTAGCCACACCCTGACCGATCGAAGTGATGGCAGCGCCTGCCATCGCTCCGGGGATGCCGCCAGCTACGAAACCCGCCAAGGCGCCGCCGAGGTTGATGAGGTTGTTCTGCTTAGTGGATGGCGATATGGCAGAGGCTACCTTCGAGCCGACCTCCGTTGACGCGGAGACTCCGCCTGCGGAAGCGCCGCCGATGACCGCGCCTGCACCGGCTCCGGTGGCCGCGCCGACCACCGCGCCGCCGATCGCGCCCGGAACGCCGCCGATCGAGGCCCCGACGGCCGCACCGGCTGCTGCGCTGTACCCGGCGTGAATAGCCGCGCCGAGCGTGGCTCCGGAGGCAGTGTCGGAGATGATCTTCTTGGCAGAAGACTTGATAGAGTCTCCTCCGGTCGTCTTCTTAATGACGGCGTTGGGCTTGGACGACCCCGATCCGGAACCCGACGCGCAGGCGTTCCCCGAAGAGAACTTGCCGTCAGCATCTCGTCCACAGTCGCCGCCTCTCCGCTCAGCAATGAACTCCTGAGTCTTGGCGATCTCCGCCGTGACAACGCTCATCAGCGAGTTTCTCTTCTCCATTCGCTCGCTTCTCTTCGCGGCGAACTGCTGGTAGCTCCGCTGCGCGATCGCGCAGGAGGACGAATCGTAGGCCGGGTAAGTGACGGGTCCGCAGTCGACCAAAGTTTTTATCTTTAGGACGGTTCTAATCGACTGGCCCTTCTCGTAGTGCCACTTCTCGCCGCCCGACTCGGCCACGATGAAGCTGAACGAGCTTCCCCTCAGATCGCCTCTGCGAACCATCTCGGCGATGTCCTTCCGGGTCTCAGGCAGAAGAATTTCGTAGCGGAGACCCTTCTCGTCGACGCTCAGCTTCATCGTCGACGGGTAGCGACCGAGGAGGTGGTTCGGGTCGTGGTTGAAAAGGCCGCGAGTCTGGATCGGTTTGCCAGACAGGTCCTTGCCTTCCTTCAGGATGTCGAAAGCAGTCGGGGCAATCCTCTCAACAAAATCCCCCAACAAAACCGAGTCCATTCCAAATTTTGCAGCGTAGCCGACAACGTAGGTCTTCTTGACCCCGCCTTCTTCGGCTCTCTCCTCGACGGACAGCATTCCGTCTTCGGACTGCTCGGCCGCGCCGAAAGAACCGAAATACCTTCGCTCGATATTCGTCATTGTGGCCCTCTTTCTATCGATCGTAGCGGAACGCTTGTCCGTACTACGAGCGGCGTTCAGGCGGCGAACGATTTTCTCAGCCCACCTTCTTCCGGCATCGCCTCCCCACGCGGCCCACGCGATGCGGCCGTTCGATGGGTAGCCCTTCTCGCCGGGGCGGAAGCCCTCGGCCTTGGAGTCGATCTCGTGGCGATCGAAGAAAGCCTTCATCCTCCTCACTGTCGAGGGGGAAAGCCGGACGCCGTTCTTGATGTCTCTCGCGCGGGCAATGCCGACGGCGGTCGCGCCTCGTCCGAACTCCCTCCTCCACGCCAAGGCTCGCTCCGCTTCCTTGCGAGCGGCCTGCGGCGGGGTGAGGTCAATCTCGCTCGCTTTTTTCTTTGCCATCCTTGGCTTTCAACTCCGCGTTTTCTTGGTCCCACCTGTCCCAGTCTTCCTGAGTCGGAGAGTTGCCCGTCTTCCCTGACGGACCCTCCTTGACGAACTCGTCCCACACCTCGTCGACGATCTTGTCGAGGTCGCAGTCGATGCCGACACGGTCCTGATCAACGGTCATGTCTACGCTCCTCCTGCTGTGCTTTGCGCGGATTGCATCCTGCAATTTTAGCAGAGTTTCGATGCTATCGCTACGGGGGCGGCGGTCGAACTCAAGGTCGATGCTGTGTCCAACCTCGGCCCACCATTCCCGTCCGCCCGGAATCCTGTACACGTCGAGAAGCGTTTTCGCTGAACTGAACTTCTCGGGGATGGGTACTCGCAGGGAAACCTTCGACATTGGCGCGTTGTAGCCGTATTTGATCCACGCCTTGTATCCGGTCATTCTGTTCATCGGGTTTGGAGTGTCGTACCTCTCAGCCGTCATCTTGACTCTCTCGGATGAAACGGAGAGCGAACGAACGTGAGACTCTAGGGCAAGCCCCATCCCCTGAAAATCCGGATGGATGAAGAACCCGTTCATGCTCATCACGATCCCGGACCTTGACCTCTGGAGAGTTCTGCTGGCCTCGACGGCGTTGACCGATTGGCCGACCTCGACATACTCTTTCTCGTCTTCGGCAAACCCTCGACCCGTTGCGACTCCTCTCGCAGTCCAAGAGATGTGCAGGCCACCGAAGTCATCCGGCCTGATTTCCATTCTCGGAAGAGTTATCCCGGCCCTCTTTGCGGCGTCAATAACCGGACCGCCAACAGACACGACGTCAGAGATCGGCATCTTCAGTTCGTCCTCTGCGATCCCTCGAACGTCGCTCGGCTTCTCGATCCTGATGCTGGGGATGTTCTCAGCCCCTCGAATCAGGGGCCTGTCGGGAGTCCAGATTTCAGTCTCTCGACTTTTCCCCCAGTCCTGAATGGCTTCGCCGCGAATAGTCGTCGGGCCTCCACCGCCTGCTTTCGACGCGAACTTGCCGTCGTTCTCGCGAGGCTGGTTTGGGTCGAACCGAAACTCCGCCCACACCTCATCCATGAGGCTCCTGCACTCTGCCGAATCGCCAAATGCATCGCACACGCTCAGCGATCGCGACGAGAACTTGTCCCGCATCCGCTGAAAACGCTGCCACCCCGGCGAGTCTTTGCGGCCGGGCAGGATCGTCATAAACATCTCGCGGCCGTTCTGCTCCCACCAATCCTGACCCTCTGCCGTCTCGTACAGAGCCTGAACCGTCAGCTTGCCAGACCTCTTTTCCTGCTGGGCTCTCGGGGAAAGAATCGAGTCCGGAAGACTGCTTCCGTAAGGCTCGAAGAACCCAAGACGAACCGACCACGTCGGAGTGATGATGTGCCGGTCGATGATGCCGTCGAACCCGAGCTTCGGCCACAGCCTGTACCCCTTGAACTGCTCGCTCGCCTCGCTGCCTGCGGCATGCATCATAATGTCGCTGACGCCGAGCTTCTCGGCCTGCGAGATGCTGTCGACAACTCCTCGCATCATCTCGCGAGCGACCGCGAACTTCGCGTTCTGCTGCGCCTCTGGCTTGACGGCGAACATCGAGTAGGTCATCAGAAGCTCTTCCTCGTCCGTCCGCGTCAAGGTGGCGGCAGTCTGGACGGCGTCCGCAATTCCTGCCACCGAGACCTGACTGGAGAACGTCACTGATGCGGACGGCTCTCTCGGAAGGCTCGGGTCAGAAAGATACCGGGCAGCCTCAGTGAGCGTTCCGTGCAGAATCTGAACCGATGCGTCCTTGTTGCCGACGGGCGCGAGCGTCTTCGCCGCCTGATCGAGGGTCACGCCGACAACCTTGAGCGAGTCTCCAACAAGCTCCGCGTCCGCCATCGTGACGGACTTCACGCCACTGAGAGACTTCGCCGGAGGCGAGGACTTCAGGTCGTCGCCCGTCCACTGCACTGCCTCCGGCATCTTCTTCCAGCTATTGTCAACGCGAGCCCTCGGCGAATCAGAGACGGCGGTCGAGCCTCCATCAGCCGCACAGTCGTTGCCGGGTCCGAACCTGCCGCCCTCGGCCTTTACGCAGGAGCGGGACTCGGCGACGATGTCTTCGGAAACTGCCTTCAGGAGCTTCTGGACGTCGACGCCTGCTGTCTCGATTTCGTCGTCCCACAAGTCTTGTCCGGACTGGTTCGGGTAATCCGTCTCGACGCCGTCGTCAGACTCGCCTGCCCTGTCCTCCGACCGAACAGACTTGGGCCTGCGAGACTTTTGCGGAGTGAGCGCCTTCGGCGAGTTTCCAGAGTCGCGGCTAGCCTTCAGCGACTTCGCCGCCGCAGAGTACAGCGAGTCTCCCTCGATCTTCGTCTTCGCTCCAAGTTTCTTCCAAAGATTCTGCTCGTACTGCCAGAGGACAGCCTGAATCTCGCTGACCTGAACGCCTTCGCGGGAGTCTGGGCTGTCGGCCTCCACTCTCCTCGCCACCTCGCGAAACACTTCTCGAAGCACTCGCCTTGCCCTAGCGGACCGTGGGTCTTGCTGCTCGTGGACAAGCGATTTCGCCATCGCGTTTCCGGCCTTGTGCGCTGCCCGCACCTGAGGGTCAGGGTGATCGCCGTAGCTGCCCTTCGGCTTGCCATCCTTGTCGACCCCTCGCGGAACTTTGTTGTAGGCCCTCTCAGCAGCTTTTGCCCACTCGTACGCTGCGCCGCTCTCCTCGACGATCCCGGACCTCGCCTGTAGCTCAAGGGACCTGATGACGTCCTGCCTCTTGAGCGAGAGAGGTGGCTTGTCGACACCGAACAGACCCTCCTTGCCCTTGATCGCCCTGAGAGTCTTCAGCGCCAAGTTAGCCTGCTTGTTAGCCGACTCGGGAGACGACCGCGACAAGAGTTCTCCGGTCACGCGGCCGACAGAACGCATCAGCCATCGGTCCATCGTCAGGAATTGATGCCTGCCGCTCAGGTTCGCAAAGAAGGAGCCGATCTTCGGGCCGAACACGGCCGCGACGGGGACGACCTCGTCCGGTAGCTCAGAGTCTCCGACACCCCTGTCGCCCCAACTACCGCCGATCTCCTTCGACCTCCTCGCGAGCTTCTTCATCGCGGTATTGATCGAGGAGGCATGAGTGACGCCGGACATGAGCGAACGAACGCGGGACTCCCCGAACTCGTCGATCATGTCTTGGAATCGCCCGAGAGACTCCCTGATCTTTGCGGCCCGTGGGCCGCCCATCAGGTCATCGTTGGTCCGGACCGAGCCATGCTCCCGATACAGGCGATAGATTCGATCGGCCGACTCAAGGTTGAGGGCAGGGTCCGTTCCATTACTCGTGATCGCCGTGATCATCGTGAATACGAAGGACGCATCTTCCGGCGTCGTCCCGAGCCTCTTCGCCTCGGACTCGTCCCGAAGCTCAGGGTACATGCTCGACATGGTGTCCATGCACTCGGCGATGTCGGTGCTGTAGAAGCCGGGATTGCGGCCCTCCTCGTAAGCCCTGTCGACGTCCTCCTTGAGCGCGGACACAACGTAGTCGAACTGCTCTGGCGTGAGGTCTCTCCGAGTGTCGATGACGGCACCCGGACCCTCCCCGCCAGCGGCTCGTCTCTCGTCCTCGTGCCTGCCGGAAAGGAACCGTCCAGCAGCGTCGTGAGCCACGTACATGTCATTCTGAGCGAGGTCTTCGTCCGTGAACACCGGGTCGTGGCTGGTGATCTTGTTTGGCTTCTTCGGGTCGTCACGCCGGACAAACGTCCGTCCGTACAGGTCAGACGTGCTGGCGGGGTGTGAATCCGGCGGCTTCGGGTTGTCTACGCGATCCTGCTTGGCCCGCTCGGTCGCCTCCCTGTCAATGACGACAACGGACCTGCCGCCGCGAAGCATGACGTCCTGCCGACGGACGTTGCCAAGCGGAATGTCCTCTTCGGACTTCTTGGAACCCTTCGCGGCCGTCGCGGTGTCTCCAGAGGACCCATCCCCATCCTCTTGGCACTTGTTTTTTTCGCCGAACTGCCCCTTCTCGTCACGGCCGCAGTCGGCAGCCTCGCGGCTCTCAGCCTGCGGCGACGCAGACCGGCTCTCTTGGTCTCCGAAACCACGCCACTCGCTGTCGGCCTCATCGGAGAGCCAGTCCGATTCCGGAGACTGCGGGTAGCCGAGCGACTTCGCGATCGCGTTGTATCGCAGCAGGAACTCTTCCTCAGTCTCTCCTTCGATTGGCGCGAGAATCACTTCTTTTTCCCCTGCTTTGGAATGTTGAGGCGGTCCATCGGGAACATCATCAGTTCCATGAAGCGATCAAGAGCCGCAGAACGCTTCCCGCCAAGGCGAACCCTAGCGTAGTACTCAGCCACGGCCTCTCGCGGTTGCGCGCTGTTGACCGCGTATCCAGACAATGCGCGGATTTCGTCGTTCAGTTCCGTGCCAAGGATCGAATCTGCGCTTGGCTGAACAGCCAACACGGCCTTGCCGTGAAGTTCGGACAGGAACCTGTCGAGCGTGTCGAATTCAGGCATTCCGGCCTGTAGTTCTAGGTCTCTCGGAATGCCAAGGTGATCGCGAATAGCCTCGAAGTGAATCTTGTGACCGTCCTCGTGAGCGACTGCGTGAGCAAGGCTGGTCGTGCTAAACCAATCAGGTTGATCGGCAGTCATGGCAACCCCAGCCATCTGCGCGTCGAGGTTCACCACGGTCCTGTTTTGCAGAATCCGATAGTAGGCAGGAGTCTTGCTGACGCTCATGTTCGCAGAGCCGAGGTGCTGCTCGACCTCGCCGTTGTGGCTTACTTCAAACTCCACCTCTGGGCAGGCATGCTTAGCCGCGAGCAGCACACCGACTGCGGCGCTCGCTGCCGCGCGGCCTGCAACAGTGCGGGAAGCTCGCGTCACGTACTCACCGACGGCCTCGACGTCACGCCCGCTGTAGCCAGACTTGGATACCATCTCGACGGCTGCCTCGGCGTTGTCGGATGCGTTGCGGCCGAAGTTGTTGGCGACAGCGCCAATGATCTCGTACTGGCGAGACTTGCCGACATGCTTGAGGAGCTTCATCGGGTCGGTCGCAACCCCGAACCCGGCAGCCGACTCAGAGGCTTTTAGGACAGCCGCCGACGCGACGTCCTGTGAGAGACCGTCTTCGGACGCGCAGTCATTCTGCGGACCGAACCGCCCGCCCTCTACTCGTCCGCAGTCGCCTGCTGCTCGGCTTTCGCCTTCGCTTCCGCGAACTCGCGGACCGCTTTCTTCCTCGCCGCCTCGATCGCCGCTGCGATCTCCTTCGACGACGCTCCGGGAGGAAAGTCGAACCTCACCATTTTCTTCGGCTGATCGCTTGTCGCCATGATTGATCCTGATCTCTTTCTTGTTTTTTACGTCCCAGATCGCGATTTGCTTGTGTTCGATCGCAGCTTTCTCAGCCTCTTCCTGAGTCTCGAACCGCTCTGAAAGGTCGAGGTAAACCTTGCCCTCCTCAGCGTTGATCCAACCACCCAAGTGTAGCTTAGGCCGCGAAGAAAGGTAGTCCTTGTGCTGAGCAAAGTACTCGTCGACGAGCTTTTCAGTGACCTCTTCCTTGCTGTCAATAATCTTTTCGGCATTAGGGACGGTCGCACACATGAAGCCCGTCGTTGGGCTTTCTGCCGTCATCGGATGAACTGAGAAACCGCCAGTCTCCTCAATGCTGCGGAGAATTTCGTCGACAACCTCCTGAGTGGTCGCAGGCTTTCTGTCACTAGGCTGGCTGTCACCAGTTCCGTCGCCTTGCTTTTGGCACTTGTTGTCGCTGCCGAACCGCCCGCCGTCGTCCCTTCCACAGTCCGCTCCGTCGCGGCTCTCCGCCTGAGCGGCGTCGTGGTCTCTGGACTCGTCCTCGAAACTGGAGTAGCCCCACTCGTGCAGGCCGTCGGAACCGCTGTAGAGGCTCTTTGCCTGAACCACCTTGGAGACGATCTCGAAGTCTCCACCAAAGTGCTTTTTCCCGTGCTTTGCAGCCTGAACACGGCTGATCGTCACCATGTCGCCTGACGAAATCCGCTTCAGGGACTGGCCTTTCCTGAATGGGCGATACACCTTCACAAGCCTGTCCGGGCGACCGATCGCAGACTGCACGATCGATGCCGACTTGGCCGCGTCATCGTCGGCATCGTCCGAAAGGACAGGCTGTCCGACGTTGTGCATGGGTGGCGAAGGGTCGCTGAACTCCTCGTCGGCACGGTCCTCGGACCTGTAGCGGGTCTTTACGTTGCGAGGCCCGCGAACAGGGTCGCGAGTGAACACAGTGTTCCCGACGGAGACCGCGTCAGTGCCGCCGACGATCTCGTCTCCGGTTCGCTTGTCGTAGAAATACGTTGACTTTGCTGGGTCGTATCCGACCGGAGTCCAAGAGTCGATGTCGTCCGGGATGTTCCTGCTGGGATCAAACTTTCCGTTGACAACTGCCAGAGGAGTCTTGCCTCCGCCAGCCGCGACAACCGTCGCGCGGCCCTCGTCTTCGGAGTCGAACCGAACGTCGCCCTTCAGCTTCGCGAGCGAGTCGTATCCGAGAGCCTTGCCGAACGCCTTCTTACCGCCCTGCGGCTTGCCCTCATGGACAGTGACGGCGTAAGTCTTCCCCTCGGATTTGTTGAAAGCAGGAATGTCGATCCGAAGAGCTACTGGAGTTCCCTCTGGCAGGTCACGGCTTCCGCCGACCTTGCCTTTCTGGCTCTTGTCCGGGTCCTTCGAGTCCTTCAGAAACTGACGCAACTCGTCGTCGGTCGCCTGACCGATATGGTCCGAGTTCTTCGAGCCTCCAATCGGCCGGAACGGCTTGTAGCCCGGCAGCCTCTCGCGGGCCACCTCCGCGCTGATCTCTTTGGGCATCGACTTGGCGAGCGCTTCGGCCTTGGACGCCTTACTGCCCGCGCTGCTGCACGAGTTGTCGGTGCCGTTGCCTTCGCCTGTCGGGCAGTAGGCCCGGCCCTCGACGGCGTCCTCCCAGTCGGCGGACGACTCTCCCTTCCCCTTGCGGGCAGGAATCTTGCAGGCAATCTTCTTCGCGGCCTCGGCGAGCTTGTTGACTCGTTCGGCGTCTTCTGCCCACCAGCCGGAGAGAGTCTGAGTCTTCATTTCTTGCCCCATATCCGCCTGCCCAGAAGAGCGCCCGCCTTCACTCTCGGCGGAGCCGAAGACTCCTGAACCTTGCTCTCGGCGAAAGCCGCCAGCTTGTCGGCGTCGAGCGACAGCGCCTCCTTAGGCACTCCAGCCACCTGCTTCGGCCCCGATGTATTGTCGAGAAACACGAACGATGCAGACTTGTTGTCCTTGTTGGCCTGATGAAATGCGTGGTGGTTCTTCGCGCCGATCGCGTAGCTGTCAGCGAAGACCTTGGCGTCAACCATCCTGCCGTCTTTCGGATCGCTCGCTCGCTTCACGACTCCCCGATCCGGGTCTGCCCACTGCGTTTGCGGGTCTGCGTGAACGAACACGTAGTTGACCTTGAGGCCACGACTCTCGGCCTCCTTGAGAATCCACGGGTTCTCGGTCGCGTTCTGGTCACCAGCGCTGTCCCACACGACCTTCGCGCGGGACTTCATCTCCATCGCGGCCGGTACGTTCTTGAGGGCGAAGCCCTTGCCCGCTCCGCACCCGCCGACGGTCACCATGATCTCGTCGCCCTCTTTGAGCGTGTCGAGGTGCTGGAGAAACGCCCTCTTGGCGATCGCGTTGGCTGTCTGGTGCAGGATCGTGTTCAGAGTCGCGCGGTTCTCTGCACGGACTTCTGGGTCCGGATGCGACCACGCCGAGGTCAGGCACTTGGCGTCGTCTGTCCCGAACGTCGGCGGATCGCCCTGAGCGACGACAAGATCGCGGAACTGAGACGAGACCTTCTCGGGGTCCGACTCGAAGTGCGAGATGAATGCGTCCTCGACCGACCTCTGGTATGGGTCCAAGTTGGGTACTCGGCCTACGGCCGGAGGGGGCGGAACCTCGAACGCAGGGCAGCCAACGCGAGCAGCGTCCGTGACGCCGTCCTTGTTCTTGTCGGAGTTAACGTCCGGCTCGTGGCACGGAGCGGGGCAGGAGCCGCCCTTGCCGTTTGCTGCGGCGGGGGATGACGAGCCGCCTTCATCGTCTCCACACGAGTTGTCGATCCCTCCGCCCTCGCCTGTCGCACAGAAGGCCCGGCCCTCGATCGCGTCCTCCCAGTCGGCGGACGACTCCTCGATCGCGTCCTCCATCTCGGGCTTCTTGGTCGATGCCTCGCCCTTCTCAGACTCCTTCGGGGCCTCCCCTGTCTTGACTCCCGGCAGGCTCGGCACCCCTCCCGCTGCTGGCGGAGGAGCGCCGGGCATCTGAGACGGGTCTGGCTTCGGCTTCGCCGCGTCCTCCAGCGTCTGCATGTTCATCGCGACGAAGTGCTTGTCGGCCTCTGGGCCGAGAGGGGCCAGACCTTCGAGGCTTCTCACCTCGTTCACGGAATAAATTCCGAGGCCCATCATCGTTGAGTAGTAGCCCGCGCGGCTGTTGCTGTCGGACCGCAGAAGGCCACGAACGTCGAACGCCGCGAAGAGGAGGTCGTCGTTGTAGATCAGGCTCCGCGAGATGGCAGCCTGAATCCGCTCCAGCCACGGCATGAGCGTATAGGTGACGAACTCCTGACCCTGCACCTCAAGGTTCCCTCCGCTCGTTCCCTGCACCAAATGCATAGGGATGCGGTAGACCCGACATAGCTCCTCACACTGATACTTCCGTGAGTCGACAAACTGGCTGGCCTCATTCGTGAACCCAAGCTCAGTGGCCTTCAGTCCGTTGGTGAGGATCGCAGTTTTATAAGCTCGCTCGCTGCCTCTATGAATCCTCTCCCAGTTGTCCCGCAGCCGCTCGGCGGACTCTGCCGACAGGCTTCCATCCGTCGTGAGAACCACGCCGGGGCGGGCAGAGTTTGCCCAAAATTTGGACGCATGAATCTCCAGACTCCTCGCGAGCGCGATGGCGTCCCTGCTCACCTCGATCGGAACCATGCCCTTGATGCCGTCCGGCTCCGGAGTCCACCGGACGTGCATGATCTGATCCTGCGTGTACCGCTCCAGCCTGCCGGTCTGCGGATTCGTGTAGCTGTAACGCAGTCGGCCATTCTCCAGACGCTCGACCTGCATGCGGCTCGGATGCAGGTTCTGTAGCTCGGTGACAGCCCCATACCTTCCGGAGATGATCTGGCTGTAGGAATTGCCCCACAGCCCGATGTGCATGCAGACCTGCTCGATGAACTCGAACTTGGTCTGCCACGAATTCGGAGCAAAGTGCAGGACCTTGTAGAGCGGGACGTCGTAGGCGAGTTCCTGAGACCCGTCGCTCTTGCGGCGATAGACGCAGAGGGGCAGGGTGGCGATCGTCTCCGCGATGATGCGGCAGCAACTGAGAATGACAGTCGACTGAAGGGCCTTGTCCGGAGTGATCCGGATGTCGCTCGCCGTCCGCCACTTAGTCGAATAGGACTCGTCTGAAGCAAGGAGGTTGTTCCACGACAGGCCTCGCACCTCAGGGTCCTGAGCCTGCGTTCCTTGTTCGGGTGTCCAGACAATGTCGCTCACAGGAGGATGATCTCCGGGTCTGGAGTCGGAGGAGACGCGGCCTCGTCATTCGCCAGCCCCAGCGCCATAGCCAAGGCCACGATCCCGTCGACACGCATCGGGGACATTGCACTCGGCTTCACGATTTTGATGTACCCATCGCTGGTGGTCTTCACGGTGGCGTTGCCAGCCATGAAGTTGAGAATCGGGTTGTCATTCGTCCGAAGACGGCCCTGTGCTATGAGCGTGGACAGAAGTTTCACGGGCGTGTTCATGGAACTCGCCGCCTGCGAAAATCCTATCACTTCGAGGCCCTCACCCTGAAGTTGTTGTACGAGGTAGTGAGAGTTGTGGGGGTCGACGGCGATCCGCCGCACAGTCCGCTCCTTGCAGAACTGGAGGATGTCCCTCTTGATGAAGTCGTAGTCGCACACGTCTCCGGGAGTGAGGCACAGGCCGACCCGCTGCTCCTTGGCCCACGCCGTGTAGGCGATGCCCTCCTTGACGTCCCTCTGGTGGGCATTGTCGGCCGGAATCCAGAACCTGCACAGGACGTCGAACGTGTCGTCGGACGCCTTGCTCACCGCGACGAAGGCGTTGCAGTCCCACGTCTGGGCAAGGTCGAGGCCCGCGTACCAGACCCGGCTCGGGTCGAGGTGGCCTGAACTTCCCCGGCACTTGTCCCACTGGTCGAGCTTGATGAATTTGTCCTCGCCACCATTCGACCAGACGTTGAGCCTGTATCTCAGGAAACTCGCGAGCTTCGAGTTGTCCTGCTCCGCCTCGCGGACGTCGGACGCGAAGCTCTCCGAGTCCATCGTCTCGCCCCACGAGGGGTTCGCGGCTTTCCAGACCGCCGGGTCCCGGTAGTCGTCGTCGTGCGCCGCAGCCGCGATGTAGGCGTAGAAGGTTGGGTCGTAGCTCGGGTCGGCCAAAACCTTCGTCGCCCGCTCGTGCTGCTCGTAGCAGATCGAGTTCCGATCCACTCCGGCCGTGGTAATCGCGAGGATCAGGCTCTGCTCTCTGGAAATTCCGCCGTAGCGAACGGCGTCCCATAGCCTCCGGTCCTTAACGCTATGTAGCTCGTCATAGCAGAGCGAGTGAATGTTGAGACCCTCGGCTCGGCTGCTGTCGCTGGAGATCACCCTCCAGAAAGAGTTGGTTGGAACGCAGGCGATCGTCTTGCGACTGTCGATGATCTCCAGCCGCTTCGACAGGAATGGACTGGCTCGAACAAGCTCAGCCATCTGCTTGTAGACAATCCCGGCCTGCTCTCGCGACGTCGCCGCGCCGAAGCACTCAGCCGCCTGCTCGCCGTCAGCAACAAGCTGGTAGAGTCCAATCCCTGACAGAAGAGTCGACTTTCCTTGTCACCACCTCGCCCCCACGGCAACCCGCCGCAGGGGCGAAGCGGCCATTTTTTTTAGGCACCTCGATATAGCCCACGCGGTATCGCCTCGCGTCGGTGTCGACCCGCATCCAGCCGAACAGTTCCTCGATGACGTCTGTCTTCTGCCATTCGAGGAGCTTGAAGGGCTTGCCTGCGAACTTGCCCTTCGAGTGGATCAGGAACCTCTCGAAGAATCCGACGGCGTGGTCGGCCTTCGCCGGATCGAAGTAGTAGGCGAAGCCCTTCTCAAGAGCATCGCTTTTCGATATACGCTTCCAGCGGATCGGAGTAGGCAGCGGCATCTGAGACCTTGATGGACGACCTCGCGGCAGGCGTGAGGCCGAACTGCCTCTCGATCGCGAGTAGCTCGGACCTGAGCGACTTCACCAAAGTCGCCTCCGCAGTCACCTGCGAGTATCCGGTTGATGTGATCTGGGTGCTTCCATGCTCCCGGCAGTGTGCCTCCAGCGAGAACCACTGCTCCCACATGAGGCAGTATCTCTGGAGGGGTCCGCGATCGGCCTGAGTATACACGCCCATGTTGGAGAGAAGATCAACCATCTCCTCCCACTTCTCAAGGGCGAGACCTTCGAGTCCGCGAGGCGGAGACCTGTCGCCGCGAGGCGGAGTCGGCTCGCGGTCGTTCACCGGAGTCTTGCTCGGGTTGCCCCTCACCATCTTGATCGCAGTGGGGACTGGATGTCGGCCCATCAGGCTCTAGACCTCGCGAGGGCTGCTGCGTAGGATGTCAACCCATCCCGCGTCATAGGCCAAAAACCGATGTTTCCCGGCCGAAAAGCCCCGATCCGAAATTTCCCGAAAACTCACGCTTGCTCGCAAGCC